TATAGGATATTATGTAAAGATAATAATATAAGATGCGACACTATGTCGCACCACTACTAATAGCGTGATATATTTATCACTACTAAATACCTGTGGGCGGGGCCCACCCATCCTACTATATACTTGTGGGCGGGGCCCACCCTTATCATAGAGGTCCCAATGGGTTTACGATTTACTTTTATTCTAAGGAGGGGGGAGGGGGTAAAACAAATTATAGGGGTCCCAAGTCTATCCTTTAGTCTAGGATTTATATAGTCATAGCTAATAAATTCATTATGGGTTTCAAATTTACTTTTTTTCTTAGGTGGGGGGAGGGGTAAAAAATGTTTAAGGTACCATACAAGGGGACCCTATAGGTTATAAAATTATCTATAGATTTGTACCCCCGGGGGTGGTAAAAACATTTAAGGTACCATAAGTAACATTATGCTTGATATAGAAAAATTAAAAATATTTAGAAATATAAATAAACTTACAGATCCTAAAGTTAGAAGAAACGCTAAATTAGATTTGTTAATGTCTTTTAAAAAAAATACAGATAAAAATATACGTTCTGATTTTTTAACTTTTGTAAAATATATTTGGCCAGATTTTATTGAAGGTAATCATCATCAAACAATATCAGATAAATTTAATAGATTAAAAAGTGGTGAATTAAAAAGACTCATAATCAACATGCCACCAAGGCATACAAAATCTGAGTTTGCTTCTTACTTTTTACCTGCATGGATGATAGGGAATGATCCTAAATTAAAAATTATTCAAGCAACCCACACTGCAGAACTTGCAGTACGTTTCGGTCGTAAAACAAAAAACTTAATTGATTCAGCCGAGTATAGAGAAATATTTAATACAAGATTACAAGAAGACTCAAAAGCTGCTGGTCGTTGGGAAACGGATAAGGGTGGTGAATACTTTGCTGTTGGAGTCCAAGGTGCGGTAACCGGTAGAGGTGCTGATCTACTCATCATCGATGATCCACATTCTGAGCAAGATGCAAATTCATCAACGGCATTTGATAAAGCATATGAATGGTATACATCAGGTCCACGTCAGCGTCTTCAACCTGGTGGACGTATTGTTTTAGTTATGACGAGATGGAGTACAAAAGATTTAACTGCACAATTAATCAAGGCCCAAGGAGCAGAGGATAAAGCTGATAAATGGGAGATCGTAGAATTTCCAGCAGTCCTTCCATCAGGTAAACCTGTGTGGCCTGAGTATTGGAAGTTAGAAGATTTACTTGCAGTCAAAGCATCAGCTGGTATTTCAAAATGGAATGCTCAGTATATGCAAAACCCAACTTCAGAAGAAGGGGCTATCATTAAACGTGAGTGGTGGAAGGATTGGGAAAAAGATTATATGCCTCCAATTGAACATGTTATTCAATCTTATGATACTGCATTCTTAAAAAAAGAAACTGCGGATTATTCAGCCATTACTACTTGGGGTGTGTTTCATCCAAATCAAGATTCAGGAGCCTGTTTGATTTTATTAGATGCCATTAAAAAGCGAGTAGAGTTTCCTGAACTAAGGCGCCTGGCTCAAGAACAATATAAGTATTGGCAACCTGAGACAGTTTTAGTTGAAGCAAAAGCTTCAGGACTTCCATTAACATATGAACTTAGACAAATGGGAATACCAGTTGTAAATTATACACCATCAAAAGGTAATGATAAACATGCAAGAGTTAATTCTGTAGCACCTCTATTTGAATCTGGAAAGATATGGGCACCAAAAAGTAGAGAGTTTGCACAAGAAGTTATTGAAGAATGCGCTGCCTTTCCACATGGAGATAATGACGATTTAGTAGATTCTACAACACAAGCTCTAATGAGATTTAGACAAGGTGGGTTGATTTCTCATCCAGAAGACTATAAAGATGAAGTTACTCCAAGAGTAAATAGAACATATTATTAATATGATTGAGAAGACGATTAGGTATGAAGAAGTTAAACCTTCTAAACCAAAAAATATTAAACCTATAGAGCAGGGTGGAAGATTAAATTATTTAGGAAAACAAAAAACTATAACAGCACCAGTTAGATGGAAATCAGGACCAACGCATCCTGAAACACATCTTGCGTACATTACAAAACAAGAAGAAGATATTTTAGTAAAATTAGATTTATATAAGTCCATGAATGGTAAACCTAACAAAGGACCATTCGGACTTCCAAGTTTAAATGATGGAGATGGATCCGGAGGTGGTGATGGCGGATCATCAGGGGGCTCAGGAGGTTCTGGTGGATCAGATGCATCAGGAGACGCTGGAAATGCAACAGGAGATTCAGCAGGAGTCGGTGGATCTGGTGCAGGTGCTGATGGAACAGGAGCTGGACAAGGACCTGGAGGAGAATCAGGAACAGGAGGAGTTGCAAGTGGACCAAGTGGTATTGGAGGTTCAGAAGAAGGATTTGGTATTGGACCAAATGCAGCAGCAGAAGCTGAAGCATCAGCGGCAGCAAACACAGGAGTTACAGGAGCTGTAAATGCAGTAACTGGTTTTGCAAGACAAGCAATTACAAATGCAATCAATAATCCAGTTTCAACAGCAATAGGAATTGCAATGGGACCAGTTGCAGGAATGGTTGCTAATGCAATTAGTAATGCAGTAAGTGCAGCTAATAGAGGAGTGACAGGACCAAATGATGCATCACAAGCAACAACATCAGTTCAATCGGGCCCATCGCAAAGTCCAAGTGATGGTGGAGGTATTAATACACTACAAGCATATGCACCTTTATATAATTCATCAGAAACAAGTGGTGATCCAACTATGGATGCATATATGAGAAAATTAAGAATTAATCTCGGATTACCAGTTTAATGAAAAAATTAACAACTACTATACCACCTAAATCGGGACCAAACCCACAGGGCTTGAATGTTACTTATAATAAGGTTAAGATAGTAAAATCGGAGAAATTAAATGGCAACTATAGACAAGTCACTACCAAACGAAGTTAGAAATACTATTGAGATAGCAAATCCGACTGAATCTACAGAACAAATAGTAGACGTTCAAGAATCTATTCCAAGTACAGAGAATACTGAAATTACACCAACAGCAGATGGTGGAGTTGAAATTAATTTTGAACCAGGTGCTTTTAGTAAAGGTGAAAGTGTAAATCACTTTGACAACTTAGCAGAATTATTACCAGAAGATATTTTAGGACAATTAGGTTCAGAACTTTATCAAAATTTTTTAGATTATAAAACATCACGTCAAGATTGGGAACAAACATATACACAAGGTTTAGATTTACTTGGATTTAAATATGATCAAAGAACAGAACCTTTCCAAGGTGCATCAGGTGCAACACATCCTGTACTTGCAGAAGCAGTTACACAATTTCAAGCATTAGCTTACAAAGAATTATTACCATCCGATGGTCCCGTTAGAACTCAAATAATTGGAAACTCTTCTAGAGAAAAAGAAGATCAAGCAATAAGAGTTAGAGATTTTATGAACTATCAAATTATGGATGTCATGAAAGAATATGAACCAGAGTTTGATCAGATGTTATTTTATTTACCATTATCAGGATCTACTTTTAAAAAAGTTTATTATGATGATATACTTGGAAGAGCGGTATCTAAATTTGTACCAGCAGAAGATTTAGTAGTTCCATATTCAGCAACATCATTAGATGACGCTGAGGCAATAATGCATACAATTAAAATGTCTGCAAATGAATTAAGAAAACAACAAGTAGGTGGTTTTTATAGAGACTTAGACTTATTACCAAGTGATGATTCAACGACACAAACAGATGATATAAAATCAAAAGAACGAGAAATAGAAGGTGTATCTAAATCTGGTTACGAAGATATCTTTACTTTAATTGAATGTCATGTAAACTTAGATCTCGAGGGCTTTGAAGATCGTGACCCCAACGGGGAAATTACTGGAATTAAACTTCCTTATATTGTGACGATAGAAGAAGGCTCTCGTGAAATTCTATCTATTCGTAGAAATTACGAAATAGCTGATCCTAAAAAAAATAAAATTCAATACTTTATACATTTCAAATTTTTACCAGGTTTAGGATTTTATGGTTTTGGATTAATTCATATGATCGGTGGATTATCTAGAACTGCAACTTCTGCTTTAAGACAATTAATTGATGCAGGAACTTTATCTAATTTACCAGCAGGATTTAAAATGCGTGGTATTAGAATTAGAGATGATGCTCAATCTATTCAGCCAGGAGAATGGAGAGACGTAGATGCTCCAGGTGGAAACCTTAGAGATGCATTTATGACTTTACCATATAAAGAACCTTCTCAAACTTTATTACAATTAATGGGTGTTGTTGTTCAAGCAGGTCAGCGCTTTGCTTCGATAGCGGACATGCAAGTAGGGGATGGGAATCAGCAAGCAGCTGTTGGCACGACTGTAGCTTTACTTGAAAGAGGAAGCAGAACAATGTCTGCTATTCATAAAAGATTATATTCATCATTAAAACAAGAATTCAAATTATTATCTAGAGTATTTAAATTATATCTACCTGAAGAATATCCATATGATGTTGTAGGTGGAGAAAAAAATATTAAACAAGCAGACTTTGATGATAGAATAGATATCGTTCCAGTTGCTGATCCAAATATATTTTCTCAAACACAAAGAAT